CATTTTGATGGATCATTGAAAGATGAAGCCTCAGGCAAGCCTTATGTTGGTAGTAATATGTCCTATGTAGTGGGAAAATTCAAGAATTGCGTTTCGTTTTCAGGAAACGGGTATGTAAAGATAAGTGGAACGAATGCCATAAACGAGTCCCTATATCCAAACTATACCGTCGATTTTTGGATTAAACTGAAAAGTGGTGTGAAAAACGGTATAATGTCAAAAGGCGTTGCTTATGGAAGTTACAGCTTTGATATAATGGAGGAATCTGACGGACGCATTTTCTTTGGATTGCAGTATGGTGGAACCCGAGGGGATGCAATATGCTATTTTACGATGCCACGGGATCAGTGGGTTCATCTTGCGATCGTCAGGTCACAATCTCGATATTGGAAAGTGTATGTAAATGGAGTGTATGCGTCTGGTTTCACATCAACGATGGTTTCAGGGTACTATAGTTCTTTAATGATCGGAAAATATCGAGATTATGGATTGTATCTGAACGGTATGATTGACGAGTTTCGCATCAGTAATATTGCCCGTTGGACATCAAACTTCACTCCGCCTGCAAGGCCGTATTAATAAATTAGTGACACTGTCTTTGGGCTGTCACAGCAGAAAGACAGCAAATGTATATTCAGAAAAAATTATTGATAATCGCCAACCCCAGGTTGGGTATTTTCTTTTAAAACAAATGGAGATATAAAATGTTCGGTGGCGAAAGAATAATAAAACAGCCTCCAGGCTATCACAGATTGGAGGCTGTAAAAAAAGAAAATTAGGGGACCGAGGGTCTCCGGAAACAAAGTTAAACAATAAAGTTTGAAAATCATGTTATTATTAATTATTTCTTTTTTGGTTATCGCAGTTTATACGGCAGCAGTTTGTATAAAGGCAAAAGGTGTACCGTACTCAATTAGTGCGACGTATTATACTCTTGATCATAAATTGATCTTTGGAGCAAGCATGGCACTGACGGCTATGTTCCTATTCCCGGTCATTTGGGAAATGAGTACAACCTTTACTATGCGGTTGCTGGCGATCGCAGCCTGTATCGGTTTGATTGGTGTCGGTTTGGCTCCTGATTTCAAAGACACTTGGATAAACCGCATTCATTGTGGATCGGCGGCATTGACGTTGCTTTCTTCTCAGCTATGGGTTGGCTGCACGTCTTTCTGGTGGGTTCTTATTCCGGTGTGGCTGGCTTTTATCGTTTACACGGTAATAGGCATGAGTAAACGGTTGAGTGGTAATATATGGCAGGACTTTGTATCAACGAAGCCGATGTTCTGGTGTGAGATTGCAGCGTTGTCTACGACTTTTGGCGCGTGTGAACTTGCGCTTTAGAAATCTACCATAAACAGAACATCTACCTTATATATTAAAACACGACAACCGGTAAAATGTCATATATCCGGTTGCCGTGTTTTTTATTGCCTAAAAATAAGTAGGTTATTTAGCAGTATGGAAATAAAGCGCGGAAATACGGTAGTTTGTGATGTTTATTTGAAGGATAACAGTTATACGGTCGAAGAGATCATGGGTGAGGACACTCTTACCCTGAATTTTCTTTCCCGCAATGTGGTAAACCTTCAGATCAACGACTATATAGACTTTGAAGGGACAAAATACAAGGTCCGGCATAACGAGAAGGTGACGAAAAGGGAGACATCTCTTGGTTGGGAATATACCGTTCAGTTCTATTCAAGTCGGTATGATCTTTTGGATGCAGAGTTTTTCCTTCATGGTACACCGGAGCGGAAAAAGAACTTCGACTATTACACCGGTACCGCCCGTGACTGGCTAACCCTATTTGTCAAAAACATGAACCGTACAGGATCTGGTTGGGTGGCCGGATCCTGTATCGAATCCCGGATGATTACCCTTTCTTTCAAAGATAAGAAAGTCGGGACGGTACTTGACGAACTCATTAAAGAATTGGATACGGAATACTGGATATCCGGCCAGACAATAAATATCGGCAGGAGGGAGTATTCAAGCAACGGCCTTGTCTTGGCACAGGGCGAAGGAATGGGTTTTACCGAACTGGAAGTGTCCGCTGTTGATGATACGCCACCAGTAACGGTTCTTTATCCATACGGTTCAGATAAGAATCTCGGTCCCGATTATGGCGCGGATTATCTTCTTCTGCCTGATGGTCTGCTTTCTATCGAAAAGAATGTAGAGAAGTACGGCCGGATAGAAAAGTCCATGCAATTCGACCATATCTTTCCGAAAGGAGAGTTTGCCGTAACAGAAAAGATCGACGATTACACTCTGAGAGCTGCCGGTATGGATTTCAATCTTACCGATTGCCTGTTGGACGGGGTGGAAGTGATCGTTACATTCCAGGATGGCGGCTTGGCTGGCTATGACCTTGCAATCGTTGAAGACAGTTGGGACAATGACTTGAAACAGTTCAAACTAAAGCAGAATGACCAGGAAAACGCCTTGAAAGTTCCCGGTGACATTAATTTTTCTGTCGGTGACAAGTTTATCCTTACCGGCCTGAAAATGCCGCAAAGCTACAGGGATAACGCTTCATTACAGCTACAGGAAGAGGCGCAAACATGGTTGGATGGCAAGTGCGAGAAACGCATCCAGTTACGAGGAAAATGTGATGAAATTGTTTTTCGTTTGCAAAACATCTTTATCGCCTGTGGCCAGATGGTTGGCGTATATTCTGAACAGTTGGATATCGATCGAGAGATTCGTGTTACCAAAATAAAAAGGTATATCGAGAAAGACGGTACACCTTCATACCGGTATGAACTTACCTTGTCCGATTTCCTTGAATCGAATGGTTTTAAGGATCTGGTGGATGATGTGAATAAAGTGCCGGAAGAGATTGAGGATGCGGTTAAGCCGGTTCGGGAACATACGAAACGTTCATGGCGGGACGTGATGGAAACTTTGGGCATGATGTTTGACCCGGAAGGGGATTATTTTACCGAACTTATCAAGCCGTTGGCCGTGCATACGGCGCAACTTATCGTCGGTACCAATTCCCAGCAGATGGAGCTTATAGGAATGAAGTTTATTCCGAATGCGGACAATGATGCCAACTATTTCAAGAATACGACAGGAAAGTTAGTACACTTTACCGTTAGCGAGGAAATCCGTGAATGGGCTATTCCGGCGGCTTCTTTCCGGCTGAATAATTCGCTTGCCTATTATGTTTATGCCAAATGTCCAAAAGAAGGAACAAATGGCTCAATATATGTCAGTGAACGGCAGATAAAGTTAGAGGATGAAACAGGGTTCTATCATTTCTGGGTAGGGGTGCTCAATACTCCGGAGGATGGCGTACGCTCTTGGCTTCCGAATTATGGATACACTGAGATTGCCGGCCAGACGATCACGACAGGATTGATAAAGGACAAGTTAGCCCGATTGGTGATTGATCTGGTGAATGGGACTATAACCGGACCTGTGATATTCAAATCCGGAACATCCGGTTATAATAACATTTCCGACCGTCCTAACCTTCAACCGTTGTATGATGGGGTAAATGATGCCCTGACGGATGCAGAGAATGCGTCAAATGTAGCCAACAACGCCCAATTGACTGCAAATAACAAGGCAAGGGTATTTTATCAAACGACGGCTCCAACATCGGGTATGCGGACAAATGACTTATGGGTGGATGGGGAGAATATCTATAGATATAGCGGTTCTAAATGGGTTCTTGCCTCAAAATATGACAATACAATAACGGAGATCAATGGCGGACTCATAACTACGGGTGCGATCGCTTTTGGAAGCACAGGTGGAATGTCGGCGTCTGGTACAATCCGTATTTGGTCGGGAGGAACAGCCGGGGCGAAAGGGCAACCACCCACTGATCCGACATTTAGCGTTGATAGCTCAGGTAACGTGATTTCAAATGGGACTATTACAGCAAATGATGCCATTTTATTAAGAAATGGACAAGCTGGGATTACAGGATATGGCACATCTAATAGTTCTATAAGATTTTGGGCTGGAGGTTTAGTTCCAGAAAGTGCAGATTTTAGAGTTGACCAAAGTGGAGATGTTAATGTTAGAATGTTAAATGCTATAAGTCTCAATGGAGGCACATCTAATTTTTCAAGCATTTATTTAACCGACAAATCGTGGAATAATAACTATGTTAATCTGTTTGCAGCAAGAGAAGCTCAAGGTATGGAAATTCAAAGAACTTATCAAGGTATTTTAGGTAATATCGGAAAATTTATTGTAATGAAATACAATCCTGATGCAACGGCTTATCGGGAAATAAGTTTTTTTGTCAGACATTTTAAATCTGATGCCTCATGGGTATTTAGGACTTGTGTAAAAGCAAGTTTCTTACCAACGTTAACCCAGATTAATGATTTAGATACATCTGGAACAAAATATAATGTAAAATGGGATAGTGCAACAGGTTTATTATATATAGAATAAGAAGATGAATTTAACATTGAAAGACAGAGTATTAATACTCAACACCGTGTTACCACAGTTTGACACGAGAAAAAACATGGAACTGAAAGTATCGATAGACAGTAAGATAGCGATCTCGGAGGTTGATCAGAAACGAATTGTCGTTAAAGACTTGGGAGGTGGCCAAATCAACATAGGTTTTACAGATGCAGCGGCCATAACGGAAACAACAGATATAGACTTGACAGATGAAGAATTGACATATCTCAAACAGCGTGTTGAGTTCATAGATCGCAACGGGATGTTCTCCGAGTTCACGATGCCGACGTATGTGAAGATCTTGGATGAACCGCTAAATGAGGAGCAACCAGCCGAATAATATAAAAATCCGCCTCCAATCTATCACAGACCGGAGGCGGTTAAATAAACAATATTGCCTTATGGCAACAAAAAACTACAGCAAATGTAATAAATAAAAATCAGGATCAAGTAAATGGATGAGAGAAATGTGATAAACGGCATGGCAGCCGTGGCGTTGAGCGAGTTTTTAGGCTTCTTGCACCCGCTCCGTTTTTTCTTGCTTGCCGGGGCTGTGCTTATACTGGCAGATTTAAGGTTTGGCATAGAAGCAGCAAAAGCCCGTAAGGAAAAGATACGGAAATCAAGGGCGGGGAGGCGTACGATTAACAAGATGGTTGACTATCTATGCTGGATATTACTGGCGGGTGCTTTAGACAAGGCTTTCGGGATTCCGTTCGACATTCCGCTGCTACCTGCGCTTGTCCTGCTTGTTGTATATGGTTTCGAGATAAATTCCTGCTATAGCAACTATTTCGAAGCACATGGAAAGAAAGTGAAAGTAAATATATTTAAACTGTTCGAGAAGAAAACGGACATAATAGAAGTGGAGGAAAAAGGAAATGAAAATCAGTGAAAATTTTGAATTGAAAGAGTTTACCCGTAGCAACACAGCGACACAGAAAGGTATTGCCAATGATCCGGGAGTGCAGGAAGTGAAAGCGATCGAGAACCTGGTAGTAAACCTGTTGCAACCTCTCCGGGAGAAGTACGGAAAGCGGATGGTTATCAATAGCGGCTACCGGTGTCCAGAACTGAATAAAGCCGTTGGAGGTGTGCCTACCAGCCAACACACGAAGGGAGAGGCAGCGGATGTAGCCTGTGAGCACCCAGCGTACCTGGTCGATTGTCTCCGGAGGTCTGGGCTGGATTTTGACCAGTGCATCCAGTACAGTACGTTCGTGCATTTATCGTTGAAACTCTCCAGCCAGAATCGGAAGCAATATCTGAAAGGGAGGTACTAATGAAAGCGTGGCATGTCATATTATTATTGCTCTGTATGTCGGCATGTTTTATTGCCGGACGCCATTTCCGGCGGGACGGGCTTGCGCGGACGGGAATAGATACCGTCATAGTCATTGATACGGTTAGAGATACTATACCGGTTCCAGTCCGAGAAACAGTGACAAAGTATATCCAGGTACCGGGTGACACGATCGTTAAATACATCAAAGGTGATACAGTATTTTTACCGATCATCCAAAAGGAATACTCTACACCAGATTATCACGCTTGGGTATCCGGATACAACGCAGCCCTGGATAGCATAGATGTTTTTCCAAAGACAGTATATGTTACAAAAAAGATACCGGCCAGGCGTTGGGGGCTGGGTGTGTCGACCGGGTACGGCGTTGGCCGATCCGGTCTTTCGCCCTATATAGGTGTCGGGGTTTATTATCGGATTTGGTAGATAGCTTTTGTTTGATATTAATACTGGTGTGGCCGTCTTGCCCGTGAGGGTAGGGCGGATGTCTCTTTAATAATCAGGGGCTGTAAATGTTGCGAAACATGACTGAAAGATGTTGAATGCAAATATTTAATACTATATTAGCAAATTAATTTAATGTTTGTATATTATGAATCAAAAGGAATTAAGAGATTATTGTACTTCGTTATTGACTTTGAGTACATTAGAGGATTGTAAAATTGTATTAGAAAAGTTTTCTCGTTTTTTAATGGTTGTTGTAAATAAACATCATTATGAAGATATTCACAAACAGTCAGAAGCTGATTTAAAAATAATTCTTCAGATGTTATTCTCAAAGACTCTTTATATAAATCAACTTCTTGACGGAATAGACTATAAGTGTGATGATTTTGTTTCTGATAAATTGGGAGAGGATTCTTATAGTCGTGAAACTTTTGCTTTAAATAGGATTATTGATCCTACAATTATTGCTATGCAAGTTAGGGGGGTATTTGAAATGCTATGTACATTTCAAATAATATATTGTATTCCTGATACAGATGAAAAAAAGGATATTATTTATTATTTGTTTCAGAATGAAGGATTAAGATATCAATCGAGATTGTATTCAGGTGTAACAGATTCAAAATTGATCGAACAAAGAGATGAAGAACAAAAGCAAATAGATGATAATGTATCGATTATAAAAAATACACAAACATATAAAGATTTAAGTTCTGATAATCAGGCTAAAATAGATAAAATATTGAAGGGGAAAAGTTATCGGGTAAATATCCAAGAAGCAAATGTTGATACTTGTGTTTCATGGGAGAGTATACCAGAGTTGTTTAATTTGAAAAATGCTCTGTTAGATAATATATATACACATTTTTCTACTTATGCCCATCCTTCTTATATTTCTGTACGAAATTATGGAGTAATGTTTGATGTGGAAAATCCCAAGTTCATAGAATTTGCAAAAATGGAAATTATGTTTTGTGTGACATTATTAAGTATCTTTATTGGAGATTATATGAAAATTTTTCCAGAGGTAAAGAATATATATTTGACAATGAATATCGAAGATCAGATTATTCTTAATTTTTATAATAGGATGTTTAGGGGAGAAGAATATTCATATTCGGATGCTTGGAAAAGTTTGGAAGACTAATAGAGTTTCTTTTATTATCACGTTACAGAGGCTTCCCCCCCTGGACGTTAAGTAAAATCTTTACCACCCCTAATGAAACGTGAGTAAATTGTATGAGGAAGTTGAGAATCTAATAAGCAACAGGGTTCAAATATACTATTTGAACCCTGTTGCTCCTCTTTTATAATACAAGCCTAAACTTAGGTTTTACATCTGGATTCAAATATAATTTATTAAGATCATCTACTGACAATCCAAGCATATCAGCCAGTTCACTTTTCTCATATCCTAATTGATCTATGTGTAAATTGATCATTTTGGGTAAAATAGTAGGTCTGTCAATATCTATTATCTCTCTTTCATTTTTTTTCTCTCCATTTCTACCTAAGCATATATTATAGTAAGTATATGTTTGCTCATTGATAGAACCAATTTCCTTAGCTCTATAAAGAATTGCAGCTTTAGACATTTTCCAATAATACTTTAATGATGATAAATCATTGAATTTTAGGTTGAAAAAGTCTTTTTTGCATTCTATATACGGAAGCATAAATTCAGCCGCAAATTTATTTGCCTGCTTCTCCATCTCGTTGTCTTAGATGCATAACGAGGTGACCCATCTCATGAGCTAAAGTAAAACGTTTTCTATCATTAGGCATATTTTCATTTATCCAAATGACAGGTTGAGATTTATTAGTGAATTTTGTTACACCGTCGAACTTTTCATAATCTACATCATAAAAAATTACAATAACCCCATGTTTTTCTAATATCGATACAATGTTTGCTATCGGCCCACTAGGTATGTTTAGATAATTTCTTATCCTATAGGCAATATTTTCAGGAGTCATTTTATCTGTAACGTCAACATGTGGGATATTAAATTCTGGTATATTTATAGATTCTAACAAATCATCTATAATTCTACTTGTTATATCGATTTGAGCTTCCAACTTAGAAAGTCGCTTTCTAGGCATACTTATTCTTTTTCTATAGAACATAGAACTAGCAGTTGCTATATTACACTCTTTTTGAAAGAAGCTTATTGGATAGTTTAGAAATTCTGATATTTTTCGAATAATATCATCAGAAATAGGCAATAAACCTTTCTCCATGCGTGAAAGATTTCCCTGTGTTAATCCTTGAACACCTTCAGCCATATCACTTTGTGTATAGCCGCGACTTTCTCTTGCCAAGGTAATATTTTTGAAAATGATGTTCATAATGTCATAATAATGTGATTTAGTAAGTTTTGTATTTGCTTCCAATGCTGGTAAAGAGCCTTGGAATTCTTATTTATTCAGATCGTTTCCTTCTCAAATCCTTTTTTACAGAAACATCAATATCTTGAGTTGTATTTCTATGTAGAACTTTATTTTTGTATGCTAAATTGACTATATCCGTATACCACTCTATTTTATTGCTCTCCATATGGACAGCATATACTCCAGTAATATGAGTCCAACCACTATCTACTTGATATCCCAAATAGGTTATGGGAAGATCATCTTCAACATCAATGGTTTCTTGATTGTGGTACATTCTTACTGTTTTAGTGGAAATATAAGAAGGTCTTAACAGGTTATCTATTTTTTTGGGAAATAATCTGTTATCCCCTATATCGATAAAAGATCTCCTTCCGTTCCCTGTAATCTCACCTAGTTTTAATCCATTTACAGCTGTTAGTTGCTGAATAACAAATGCATTCAAGTTAGTCGCTCGAACATTTCTTTTTCTGCTTGCTAGTGGATATTGTGCGCAAAAATTAGATAAATCGCTCATTCCTAATTCAATCGCAGATACAATTGAAGGCGAGAATTCAAGAATATCAGCCTCAAATGTGGATTGAGTGATAGTTTTTCGTGGCATCGTTTCCCAATCAGGAAATAATAAATTACTTTTGCAGTCCATTAATGAACTTCTCGAATTGTAGGATTTGTTTCTCATTTTACCTCCTTTTTTAGTTGTTCGTAATATTTATATCCCTCGAATCTGAACCATTCGAGGGATTTTTTCTTTTTGCAAAGATAGATATTTTTTTTAAAATAAATAATTTGAGGGAGTTTTTGTAAA